TTAATAGTTTTCCATAATATCAGCTACACTTGATTTCATTTTCTTTGTGACATGCGTATAAATCTGGGCAGTAGTTTTAGCGTCTGCATGTCCTACACGTTCCATGATTGATTTTAGCGGCACGTTATTCTCTGCTAGACGGCTAATAAGAGTGTGACGGAAGATGTGGCTAGTAAGTTTTTTTGTAATTGGGTCTTCCAATCTTTCATTAGCTTTTTTTAAAGCTAAGTTGAATGAGTTAGTCTGAATTGGAACACCGTTTTTTGTTGTAAAAAGGTATCCCATATCTCTATATCTATGATTTGTATTTTTTTCTAGTTCGTTCATAAATTCTAACTCTTGTAGAATTTCAAGTTCTCTACTTGTCATGATGGTTTCACGATAAGAAGCTAATGTCTTTGGTGCTGTCTTTTCCCCGTTACGATATCCTTCTGTATGATCAAATGTTCCGTGCAACTGCAATATTCTTGACTTAGATTCGTAGTTGCACGGCTCAATGCTGACAGCTTCACCGATACGACAACCGTTCAAACTGATAAACTCAGCCAACAAACCAAGACGGTAAGTGCTAGGTCTTCTGTACAATTCTTTCAATAATGGTTTAATTTCATCTTCTTCAAGATATTTTTCTTCAGCCTTTTTCCAGTCTTCAAGAGTTTTCTTTACCCTTGGGAGTTTAGCACGTCTTGCAGGATTATCTTGGATAATATCCAAACCAACAGCATAATCAAATGCTAAGTTTAGCATAGACTTATTACGCTCTTTTTTATTCCTAGAGCAATCTAGGTTATCGAGATAATTCTGAACGTATTTAGGATCAATATTCACTACTTTAACACCTATTCCAAAAGTTTCCCTTATCTCTTCGATGTTACCCCTCAGAGAAGCTACAGACGACCTTTTAAGTTCTTTCTTATAAAACGCCCACCATTCATCTAAAAGTTCCGTGAAAAGTAACTCAGAGGCCTTTAATTGCGCTATTTTTTCTGTTATTTTTTGTTCAAGGATTTTTCGAGCTGCTTTATAAGCTCTTGAATTATCCTTCTCCATAGTAACGGATACAGGTTTCCATGTTCCAGTGTAAGGATCTTTATAATTTTCACGAAATTTGAATTTACCGTTATCAGTTTCTTCTATCCACATTTGTTTTTTACCTCATTTTCTGTTAAAATAGGTACAGTAAAGAGACCTACTGCAAAGCAGGTTTTTACTATACTGGAATTCGCCTCACGCTCTCCTCGCCAAATTTGAGCGTGGGGCTTTTTTATTTTACTTGATTTTCTCAAATACCATTGTAGCTTGTATTCTATCTCCGCCACCAAATCCTTTACTGCCACCATTTGAAGTTGTAATAGTATGTAGGCGATAACCTTTTTTTGCTTGCTTATTAATAACATTTTCAAGTTCAGTTAAATTTCCTGAGCCTGTTCCTAGAAGTTTTTCCTTTAATATAACTTGTAACACAACATATTCGTAATTTTCACCAGAAGCAGTTGAAACAGTACTAGCTTCTTTTACATTGTCCAAAAAACCCATGATAATCTCCTTTAACCTATTAAAGTATAATATTCATCAATTACCATTTTTTCATCGGCAATTGTTTTTAACTTATATTTTTCCATGAAACGAGCATAGTTGAATTCATTTACATTGTCTAAGTAAGATAACTCTTCTTTTAGCAAGTGATGAATCATATTTCTGTCTGCTTGTAATTCACACAGTTCTCTATTTAGTTCATACTGTCTGCTGGTATGCTCTTTATGACCGATTTCATGATATATCGCTTTCTTTTTTTCATGATCATCAAGATAAGAGCCGATACCAATAACTTTGCAGTCGTGGTTAGCAAACGCTTCTTTATCTGTGCCGCGGTTATCATAAAATAAAAGCTCATAACCGTGACCTTTGACATACTCTTGAAGTGATAAGTCCATAGTTAATCTCTATTCTTGAATCTTTGTTCTAAGACAGCTGCAATGAGATCAATATCATCATCGGTAAGTGGTTTTCCATCATAAGACATTGACTGAGCAGCTATCTCTTTAAAGTCTATTGTTTTTTGACCAGTAGTACCATTAGCAATAGCAGGATTATCAGTGCGACCAAGTAAGTAATCTGTTGATACTTGGAAGTAGTCGGCGATTTCTGAAATTCGTTCAGCATTTGGTTTTTTGGTTTTTAAATTGTAGATTGTATTTCTACTATACCCTAATTTTTCCTCCAATTTATTGATGGAAATACCTTGTCTATCTGCTAATTCCTTTATCTTTTCAAACGTTGGGAACATTGCTATATCAACCTTTCTAGAGAGATTGACAAAAAATATTGAAATAAATTGATTAAAATAGTTGACTTTATTTAATCAATAGATTACAATATATCTTGTAAGTTAAAGTGTTAGTAAAACAACGAGTTAAAACTTACTCAAAAAAATAATAGCTTTGGCGAGCAACGGCATTGATTTGACTTGTTTTATCAAGCGTTTTCTTTATGCATTAATTTTAATCTATTGATTATTATTTGTCAATCATTTTACTAACTTTTTAACTAATTTTACAAAGAAGGAGGTATAGCATGAGCCAACAACATCAAATATGGCTTGATTTAGTCAAAAAAAAGATGGACCAAAAAGGCTGGAATCGTTCTGATTTAGCTCAAGTCGCAGGAGTGAGTGCGGCGATGATTACACGTTTGCTAAACGAAGGACACGGAAGTGATGAATTTAAAAAACATATCTCAGACAAGCTTGGAATTCGCGAGCCATGGGAATTATTTGAAGGGAACTAGAAAGGAGATAGCGTGAACGAAATTTACAAATTTAAAGGACAAGAAGTCCGAACAGTAACCATTGATAATGAGCCTTACTTTGTAGGTAAAGATGTCGCAGAGATTTTGGGTTATGCAAAAGCAAGAAATGCAATTGCTAGTCATGTTGACGATGAAGACAAAAAGGACGCCCCAATTCAGGGCACCCTCGGCGGAACTCAAACGATGACCATCATCAACGAGTCAGGTCTCTACTCTCTCATCTTATCTAGCAAGTTGCCACAAGCCAAAGAGTTTAAACGGTGGGTCACATCAGAAGTATTACCAACAATACGTAAACACGGCATGTATGCAACTGATGAACTACTTGACAATCCAGATTTTGCCATTGCTACGCTACAAAAGCTAAAAGAGGAGCGTGAGGCTAAGAAGTTGCTAGAAGCCCAGATTCAGGCGGACCGTCCTAAGGTACTGTTTGCAGATGCTGTAAGTGCTAGCCATGCTTCTATCCTAGTCGGAGAACTTGCAAAGTTACTCAAGCAGAATGGGGTAAATATTGGAGCAACACGTCTCTTCGCTTGGCTTCGTAAACACGGCTATCTTATCAAGCGTAATGGCCGAGATTGGAATATGCCTACTCAGAAAAGCGTAGAGCTTGGACTTATAAGGGTCAAGGAAACTAGCATCACCCATTCTGATGGCCATATTACAGTAAGCAAGACACCCCTTGTAACCGGAAAAGGTCAACAATATTTTATTAATAAATTCCTTAATCAGGAATATCTACCAGTTTAGAAATAGAACAAAACTAACGAAGGGAGAACACATGGAACGAATCGAAATCAAAGACGGAAAGATTTTCTTGTCTGGTAACGAAATTTCTGGCGTTGAAAAAATAAAATTAAAAGGCACAGCAAAAGATGGCCGTGCCGAAGTGTATTTAAAATTATTTGCCAAATTGGCTTGAAATTAAATTAGATACAACCTGAGCGGAGATGTCTTTCAAGACATCTAGAGATGATGAGCCAACTTTGCTTGCAATTTGCTTAGTCTTATTCCAATTATTCTCTTGTCTAATATCGTTAATAAACTGATGTCCGTATGGTGATAAATCTTGAATAATGAACCCGCCAAAAAAATGATTTACCTTTAAGAATAAACCGCTATGTTCACACTGTCTAACATGGTAGAGGATTTCTTCTTGGGAGTATTTTGGGATTAGCTTTTGATATAAAGTTTCTTCCTGGACATCATCTGAAAAAGTGGCATTTTCTTCAACAACGAATAGAATATCACGAATACAGTCTGGATTTAATTTCATATGTTAACCTCGCATTTTTATTTAAATTATACCACAGAAAGGAGAACCACATGAGACCAAAACGATATCCGTATCAAAAAAGACCAGCTGATAAGCTAGTCATTCCAGAGTTTAAAAAAAGGATTAACTTAGAAGAGTTATTAGAGTCAACAATTGATAATTATCGAAAAATTCATTTTTCAATTTGAACCTTTCCTAACTCTTCAAGTGTTTTAAAAACACTAAGTAACATTTTTTTAGCTGAATCCTCACTGATTCTCAACAATAAATCTAAGACCTGTTGTTTTTGAGTTTCAGTTAAATCGAGATTGATTTTATCCATTTCTTTTGTAACGTTTTCTTTAATAATGGGCTTTATATCATAATCAGCTAAAATCTCAAGAATTTTATTATCCATGGCTTGTCCTCCTTTCCATAATTTTTGAATACAACGGTGAGAGGTCATATTCAAATAAATTATATCAGAAAGGACATAAAAACACAATATATTGTGTTGTTGATATATAAAAACACAACATATTGAAGTTTGGATAATCTATGAAGAAAAAACTAGACAAAATTCTCATTGATAAAGGAATGAGTAAAAAAGAGTTATCGGAGAAAACAGGAATTAGTTACAACACCATTATGAATATCGGCAAGAAGGATATTTCGTTTAACAAAATGAAAAAAATTTCTGACGCTTTAGGTGTCAGCTTAGACGAATTTAGATAGCAAAAAAGTCCGACGGCAATCGGACTCAAAACTAGATTAATTTACTTAATTATACCACAAGAGAGAGGATATTAATATGCCAAAAGCAGAAATTACTTATAGAGCAGTTGATGTTAATGAAACAGCTTCTCATGGTGATTATAAACACTTGATTCAACAATGGGAGGGGTTGACAGTTGCTACTGCAAAGCAGTGGGCGACAGAAATGCGTGATCATCCAGACTTTAAACAGTTTGTATTAAATCCAACGCATAGAATCGTATTCATTGATTACGAAGGATTCAAACTGTTTGTACAGTGGAAATCTCGCAATCGTTATAAAACAAAAAAAGAGACACTGTCAGAAATGCTTGAAAATATTAAATTCGAAAAAAGAGTAGGAGCATAACATGAACAAATTAGAACTATTTTTATTAGTAACAACTATCATCTTAGCAATCATTGCAAGAATTCAGTATGAAGTCATCAAAAAACATAATTCGCCTGAAAATAAACGCAGAATTTTTAGGGAAGTAGCTATGGAAAACAGTAAAGGATGGAGCGAGAAGCGCTCTAGAGAAGAGGTGGTCAGCTGATGCAGTACATTTTTCAAGACATTAACAGGTAGTTACACAGCTGTTAGCAATGAATTTATTCAGGACAAAGAACTTTTTAATAAGGAAAAAGGACTGCTGCTAACCATTTTGAGTAATGCAGACGAATGGAGAGTCTATCCTGAAGAACTCGCTAGACGTTGTAAGGATAGCGAATCTGCAATCAGAAGCCAGTTGAAAGCGTTAGAGAATGCCAAGTATATCAGAACTTATAGAAAATCATTTGGCGGGCGATATGGTACCGAAACCCATAGATTTTGCTCAGACACAAAAATAAGTGATGAGGTTTTTCAAGAGCTGCTTAAAGAATTAAATTGCTAATGTGCAAATTGCTAATGTGCAAATTGCTAATGTGCAAATTGCTAATGTGCAAATTGCCTAACTAATAAATACTAACACTAAATAAATACTAAATAATAATAAATACTAACAAACAATAAGCATCATCATCAACAGCAGGAGGAGACATGGACGAAAAAAAGCTTTTTGAAAATTTTCAACTAACTTTCGGAAGAATGATATCGCCATTTGAAATGGAGGATATTCAAAAGTGGCTTCGCGAAGATAATATGCCAATTGAAGTTGTTAATCTTGCATTAAGAGAAGCAGTAGAAAATAACAAAATCAGTTGGAAGTATATCAACAAAATTTTAGTTGATTGGTATAAATCTGGAGATACGACAGTCGAAAAGGTCAAAGTAAGGTTACAACGGTTTGAAGATAGTAAAAAACAACGGAGTGTAACGACCTCAAACATACCTAGCTGGTCGAATCCAAATTATCAAGACCCGACGTATGATGATTTAAAAGTAAATCTAAGTGAGGTACCAGATGGATCAGGAGATTTTTAGTGGGTTTAATACCTTGCTTAAAAAAATGTATGGCAAGCAGGCCAGTATAGAGACCTTTAACCAATTTGTCGAGTATTGCCAAAAAGGAAAAGAGGTAAACGGTGTTAAGCCTGTATTAAACCCTATCAATCTATACGCATTCGGCCTTGGAATAACAACAGCAGAAGCAGACCGGTTGAGAATAGAGCGATATAAACAGGAGAATGTGTTATGACAAAACAACATAGAGAAACGCTTATCTGGTACCGAGCAAGTCATCAAGAGCGTGAGAAGCTGCTTGATTTTGGGCTAGTTGATAAATCACAGTACGTGACACTATTGCGGCAATTACGCAAGAAATATGCGATTTAGGAGGAAGTATGACACCAGAAGAAGTAGAAAAAGCAAAAAGCAGAGCTAAACAAGAAATTGAAGTTTTCAGCATATACCTTGATCAGGCAGTTGATGAACTCGGTGGAATATTAACTTCGCAAGAAGTCTTTTTGGCAGCGGGTTTTACCTATCTTGGCGCAGGTCAAACAGACATACATGCGGCCGTCGAGGGGTTGTATGAGCAAGTTCGATGACTTTAAATTTAGCGAAGACTGGGAGAGTAACTATTTTGAGGTCCAAGCTTTGCTAGGACAAGAGATAGACAAGCTCCAAAATAGGGTCATAGCGCTAAGCCGGGAAAACAATAGATTAAAGGCCGAAAATTGGCAGTTAAGACACAGAAAGAGGAAATGATATGAACATCAAAGAAAAAATTGTAGTGCTAAGAAAAACTAAAGACGGAAGTTTTTTAAAGAGTTTTAAAAATAGAGATGTAGTGCTTGCTTATAATGTGGAGTTTACAAATATCATTCAGGCGGCATCGTTCCTACCAGAAGAATCTTACAACATGCAAAAAGACGAAATTGATAACTTAGCCGAAACGTTTGGATGTGATGTTGTAGTTGTCGAAGCATCTTATGACCTAAAATTTATTGATGGTGAGGATGTTCCAGAGTTAACAAAAGAGCAAAAAGTTAAAAGTATGGTAAACGGAATGTTTGACGAAATTTTAAGAGGTAGTATCTAATGACAAATCAATTAGCACAAAACAACCACAACAGCTTTTTTAAATCGCCAGCAGTAAAAAACAGGATTGAGCAGGTTGTCGGCGCACGAGCCGAACAATTTACAACTAGCTTATTATCAATCATCAGCAATAATAACCTTCTAGCCAAAGCAACATCTGAGTCAATTATGGGAGCGGCTATGAAAGCAGCAGTGCTTAATTTACCAATCGAGCCTAGTCTTGGTTTTGCTTACGTGGTGCCGTACAACCGAAATTACAAGGATGGAAATCGTTGGATCACAGTAAACGAAGCGCAATTTCAAATCGGATATAGAGGACTTATACAGCTAGCTCAAAGAAGTGGACAAGTCCGAAATATTGAACACGGAATCATATACGAAGAGGAATTCCTTGGTTATGACAAGATTAGAGGGCAGTTGAAGCTAACGGGCGACTACGTTGACTCTGGTGTTGTAAAAGGCTACTTTGCAAGTTTAGAACTAATCAACGGCTTTTACAAGATGATTTTCTGGCCGAAAGAAAAAGTGTACGAACATGCCAAAAAGTATTCTAAAACTTTTGATAAGAAAACAGGAGATTTTAAACCAGGAACGCCTTGGGCGACAGAATTTGATCCAATGGCTATCAAGACATTACTCAAGGAATTACTGAGCAAGTATGCTCCTCTTTCTGTTGAAATGCAGGATGCTCTAGAAGCGGATAACGCAGATTCAACGATTGTCATTCCAAAAGATGTCACACCACAAGAAACAAATAGCCTTGACGACTTAATCGGCACGCAGAACGAAAAAAAGGACGCTCCTAGCGATTTAAAAGACGTAACTGAAGATTTACATTCAGAACCAGAAAAAACGCTCACAGACGAAAATAAGACGGTTTTAGAAGATACGTCTTATCCAGCAGATGAGATTCCTGATTTTGACCAAGAAACAGGGGAAATTAAAGCTAGCGAAGGCAACCTCTTTGATAACCTTGGGGACTTAATATGATTAAACTTGTAAAAATTGAAGGATATTATATTAATCCAGAATATGTTGTTGGCGTTTGGGAAAGATCCGCTTTAAATTTTGACGATTTAGATGAAAAAGTAGTGGTTGTTCAATTCGTTGGAGATAGGGAAAGGGAAGAGTTTGTCTTTTACGATACACCTATCGATGAAGTGATTAAGAGGTTGCTAGATGACTAGTTTAGACTTACTCGGAAAGGACTATTACAGCCGTGAATCAGCTATCAGGTACTGGTCCATTAGTCAGTACAAGCGTTTTAGAGAGTGTGAAGCGAGGGCACTTGCTGAATTACGAGGGGATTGGACAGATACCAGAGATAACACTGCGCTGCTCGTCGGGAACTATGTCCACTCTTACTTTGAGAGTAAAGCAGCTTATTCCAATTTTGTTGAAGCTAACAAAACTGCCATGCTCTCAACCAGAGGAGCGACGAAAGGTCAATTGAAAAAAGATTATGCAGTTGCAAACCAAATGATAGAGGCGCTTAAAAGTGATAGCAACTTCACGGCCATCTATCAAGGGGAAAAAGAAGCGGCAATCACAGGTTTAATTGGTGGTGTGGAATTCAAAGGAAAAATCGACTGCCTGAATGTTGATCGCGGCTATTTTGTAGACATCAAAACAACAAAAGGACCGATTGACGACACAATTTGGAATGGAGAAGAGCGTGTCAGATGGTTCGAGGCATACGGATATATCTTGCAGATGGCTGCCTACAAAACCATGTTGGAAGCTAAGTATAATAAACCGTTCGAGCCGATTATTTATGCGGTAACCAAGGAAACACCGCCAGATACAAGAGCCATCAGAATCCAAAATGTAGATGCTATGCAGATGGAATTAGATAGCCTAGCACAAAGTATTAAGCGATTAGATGACGTTAAAAAAGGCCTAGAAAAGCCTAAGCCTTGCGGAAAATGCGAATATTGCAGACAAAATAAATTGTCTGTAAGAGTAGAGATTTTTTAATAACCTATTGCAAAGTGAAGCTCGGCCTTTGCAGTACCAATATTTTCCGAGCGAGAAAGGAAAGTTGAAATATCGTCAAATTAACAGGATTGATGATATGAAGAATTGCTACACTCGTCCTTGCCAATGCTCACACACAATTTTAGGGCGAGTGTGGATTTTAAAAAGGTGAAAAATATGGAACAAATCAAAATTACAGGAACAGGAACAGCACTAATTTTAGATAGAGTAAACCGAATCTTTGCCATCTCTGGCGGTTTGACTATGCAATGGGATTTTATTAGTGATTTTAAAAAGATTGACGACGAACCGTCACTTGACGAAGATGGAGAACTATTCGAAGTAGCTTACGACCTTGTGCTCGAAGCTAAACCCAAAACTAAAATCAATCTAACATCATCATATTTTGCTAAAGAGCATAAGAAAGACACAGATGAAATCATAAAAGTATTCTCGTTTATCGAAGATAATAAGAAAAATATCTTTGAAACCCTTGGCATTCGTGGGGTGCTTGAATGAGCAATCTAGTATTATCGCTAGACATTTCAACATCTGGAACGGGTTGGGCCTTATTTAAAGGCTCAGACCTTATCCAGAGCGGTGTCTTAAAACACAAAAGTGACTCTTATTTCGAACGTGGTCGATATATGGCTAGCCAATTAAGGTTGATCCAGTCACGAGCACTAAAAAAATACGACTGTAGTTTTAGCACAATCGCAGTTGAAAAAAACTCAGTTATGGGACCTAACCAGCAATCCATGCTTAAAATCGGTATTGTAACTGGTATCATCTTAGGACGATTAATAGCTGATAATGTTGTGTTTGTCAATGTATCAACGTGGCGCAAGCACTGGAAATTTAGTTATAAGGATCGAAGCAAGAAGTCCATGAAATTACAGTCAAAAACAAAAGTGGAGCAAGAATTTAATAAATCGGTCAAAGATGACGAAGCGGATGCTATTTTGATTGGCTCATACTATGTCAATCAAGGTTATCTTGATGGATTGGAGACACATGACTACTACTAAAAAGCGTGTTGTGAGAGTTTACAACAAAGGCATTACAGCTACATACATGGTTTATGACAAAAATCTGTTTAAGGAGCATGAGTTTGTAACAAAAGTTGAAGCGAGGCAGTTTATTAGACGGCTAGAGTTAGCTAATGATAAGCGAGTGACAGAATATTATTTGAGAGAGGTAAAAGAATGATACCAAAATTTAGGGCATTTAATAAAAAGACCAAAAAGATGTATAGCATTGATGGCTTTAAAGCAAGTGAACGCAAAATATACAGATGCAGCTTCGCTGATGATGAGTTTCGCTCTGGTCGCTTAGAGACGTTTCATTTTGTCGAGGATAACCTTGACGATTATATTCTCATGCAATCCACAGGACTCAAAGACAAAAACGGTGTTGAGATTTTCGATGGAGATGTTGTCAATTTTATGGTGCCAAATCAAATGATTTCAGGAACTTATCAGATTAGACAAGCAAAATCAGGAGAGTGGAGACTTGATAACAGAGTCCAAGGAAGACCACTTTATATCTCTGGAAGTTACCACTGTGAAGTCGTCGGGAACGTATGGGAGGATGGCGATTTACTAGAAAGTGTGGAAGAATGAATAAGCGACAACGTAAAAAGAAAATATTGAATGGATTAGACAAAGAAGAAAGATATCATAGAACACACTGTCCTGTATGTGACGAAAAAATAGGAGTATTTGATAATTATTTCAATAGCTACGGTTTTTGTTCAGTTTCTTGCGGGTATGAATACTATGGACTTTAGTACATGTGAAAGATGAGGTGGAAGAATGACAAAAGAAGAATTAATTGAAGAAATAGAAGGTGAAATCAATGACATTGATCTTTTGATTGACGATTATCAATATGAAATTGACGAATTACAACGAGATATAGATGAATTAGATACTCGAAAAGATATTTTGGTTCGTAAATTACAGAACCTACTAGAAAGCGTGGAAGAATGACAGAAGAACAGATGATTGATTGCTTGCTTTGTGAGTTAGCAAAAAAAGACAAAGCAATCGAGAAGAAAGACATCATTATCGCTGTACTGAAAGTCATGCTGTGTCTCGTATTTGTTTTTGGCATCGCACTACAAAACCACCACAAGCCACAAATAAACGGACTACGTACACAGCTAAGCAGGACACAAAAACAGCTTAAACGTGCTAGCGAAGATAGAGCTAGACAGACAAAGAGAATTGCGGAACTTACTGGGAATGGGGGATAAGGATGGACGATAACACAGCAGTTGTTTTGACACTGCTAATACTATTTTTACCTTTTATTATTGGAAGTTTTAGAGATTAACAGAGGTACAAAATGACAGAGCAAGAAATTAAAAATCTGCTTAATGACAGCAGAAAACTAGTATCAGAAGCAATTAACAAGTGCTATTTAGCGACAAGCAAAATTCCTCTATCTGTTGATAATAGCTTGATTTTTAGTGCTTACGATTATATTATTCACGACATCGGTGACGTTGATAAAATAGCTAAAGAAATAAGTAAGGCAGTGGAAAATGAACATTAACGACAAATCCATAAAAACTATTAACAGTATATACACATACGGTGATAGAGTAGAAATGTGCGAAAACATGCAATCATACGTTGCAGAGAGAGACGCGTTAATAAAAGATTTGCTGAGACTAAAAAAACCTATCGACAGGGATAGGGTATCCGGACGATTATATAGAGTGCAAAATAATATTAGCGAGCTTATCTTAAGAGTGACAGATGTATGGCGAGGCAGTGAGCAAGTCATTGCTGAGCAGTGTTTTTTAAAGGTATTAGAGGAGATGACGGAATGAATGAAAGCGAAATCAAAAATCTAGTAAATAGGCTAAGTGATTTAATTGATAAATGCGAGAACGACTTTGAAGCTATGGTGTTTAATCCAGATGCAACATTTGATTTATTACTCGACAGTCATTCTGTACTATCAAGAGTTTTAAGGGAAGAGGTAGATTAATGATCTTTCTTTATTAATATTCGCTGGATGTTGTCTAGTAGTAAAAATCATAGAGTATTTAATTGATTTATAACCCACGCAAGCGCTCAAGAGCCTGCAATGGCTCTGTGGGTTTACGTGCCAGGAACCACGTTAAAAGCGACTTAGAGACCTTTTATTTTTATCAGCCTTGCGGATTGTCAAAGGTTCGTAAGGTGTAGACCGAAATTAATTAAAAAAGGATGTGATAAGAATCTCCTTAACCAAAAAAACAAAATCTAACGCTGGTTATCGGTCACTAGCTATTATTCAAGGCGCCAACAATGACATCCTGCGCCTGTGTCAAATAAAAAGAAAGAGAGGGCTTTTCTCCACAAAAAAAGCCAGCTCACAGCTGACTCCTTAGTTAATAATTCGACAAATCTATTATATCAAAAAGGAGCTAGTTGGTGAGCAAAGCTAAGGCAATTTTAAAAGACTTACGCAATTTAGATTTATATATCGCTAGTTTAATTAGACGTCGGGATAAGATTGAGGCTTCATTGCTTTCTAGCCCTAAATGGACAGCGGATAAAGTCTCCGTCGGTAACAAAAGACGACAAGATGATGTTTACGTAGAATTGATTGCAACTGCCGAAGATATCGAAAAGAAGACTGCTGAAGCTATAAGAAAACAAAGAGAGCTTCAAAACCTGATTGATAGCCTTGAAAATACAGACAGTCAAACAATTTTAAGCATGGTCTATATTGATAAGATGACTAGATGGCAAGTGATTGATGAGCTAAATTGCAGCGAAAGCACCTATTTCAGACTGTTAAGAGTTGCAACTAAGGAATTAAATAATTTGACAGTAAATGACAGCGATTGACAGTGAATAACAGTGCATGACAGTTTTAAAGTGATAATATAGTATTATCAAGAAAAGAGGGGCAGGTACTAAAATACCCCCTCTTTTAAATTTAGAAAGGCCCCCTATGTCTCAATTAAGGGCAGATAAAAAAGGTACCCACCGGGTAGCGTTTGACAGGAATAAGAAGAAGCTGCTGAAGACAGCCACTACCTGTTGTATCTGTGGTAAGCCAGTCGATAAGACACTGAAGTATCCTCACCCGCTTAGCGCAGCGATTGATCACATAGTTCCTATTGCGAAGGGTGGTCATCCATCAGCACTAGAGAACTTACAGTTAACGCACTGGCAGTGCAATAGGCAGAAGTCTGACAAGTTATTTACTAATCGTGCAAGTAACGAGCCTAGAACAATAGGAAACAGGAATCTTCCGCAAAGCAGAGACTGGTCATCCTTTACATTAAAAAAGTGAATTTGTGCAAATTATTGATTTATGCTAAAACTGGTCAGAAGCTAAATGGGGGGGTATGGCCCTCCCCGGTCGGTCGGCCGAGCTTCACGCCGTCACTGTACATTTTTTCTCACGTTAGGATTTAGAAATTTTTGGAGGTTGAATTTTATTGAAAAAGAAATGCTTAATTTGTAAAAAAACCTTCCAAGCAAAAACAAACAGAACTTTGTATTGCTCTGAAGAATGCCGTAAGAAAGGCAATCGTGAGAAACAACGTAAATTGATGAAGCAAAAACGGGCTGAACAGAGGAAAGAAAAAAAGAAAGTTCTAAATCCTAACACAGATGTGACAGAAAAGCCTAAAAAAATACGTAATTTAGCGCAACACTATAAAAAACTAAAAAAGGAAATTTTGGCCAATGAAGCTGAATTTGGTTTTACTGGAATAACACTTATTGAAGGAATAGATGTACATGAAGAAAACTTTGTAGATTTAGTCATGCAAAAAATAAAGGAGCAGAAATGAATTATATGGGTATGGGCTATCTTCGTAGGAAGTTAGCTCTTTTTAAGACTGGTGTCGATAAAAGATACCGCTATTATGCTATGGATGACAGAGACAACACACGAAGTATTGTCATGCCTGACAATGTGCGTGAGATGTACAGGTCTGTGATTGAATGGACAGCTAAAGGAGTTGATAGTCTGGCAGACCGCATTATTTTTAGGGAATTTGCTAACGATGATTTTAATGCTTGGGAAATTTTTAAAGCGAATAACCCTGATATCTTTTTTGATACAGCTATCCAATCAGCATTAATTGCATCTTGTTGCTTTGTGTACATCATGCCAGGGACGGAAGATGGGCTTCCCAAAATGCAAGTAATAGAAGCCAGTAAAGCGACAGGAATACTTGATCCAACTACATTTTTACTAACAGAGGGTTATGCAGTGTTAGAGTCTGACTCAAACGGAAATCCTACATTAGAAGCCTATTTTACTGACAAAAACACCTGGTATTATCCTAAAGACGGGAAAGCATACAGCATTGACAACCCAACAGGTCATCCGTTGTTAGTTCCTATCATTCACAGACCAGATGCCGTAAGACCATTCGGCCGCAGTCGCATTACTAAGGCTGGGATGTACCATCAAATGGCAGCTAAGCGAACTTTGGAGCGTGCTGAAGTTACCGCAGAGTTTTATAGCTTCCCGCAAAAATATGTTTTAGGCATGGATCCAGACGCTGAACCGATGGAAAAATGGCGTGCTACGGTGTCAACGTTACTCGAAATCTCAAAAGACGAGGATGGCGATAAGCCAACAGTTGGGCAATTCACAACAGCAAGCATGGCCCCTTTCATGGAACACTTGAAAATGTATGCTTCGCTATTTGCTGGTGGTTCTGGTCTCACTCTTGATGACCTCGGCTTCCCTTCAGATAATCCATCATCAGTAGAAGCTATTAAAGCAGCGCATGAGAATTTAAGAGCAGCAGGGCGCAAAGCTCAACGCTCTTTTTCTTCTGGATTTCTAAATGTGGCGTATATTGCTGTTTGTTTAAGAGATGAGTTTCCTTATTTACGCAATCAGTTCATGGATACTGAAATTAAATGGGAACCTCTTTTTGAAGCCGATGCAAATATGCTGACCATGATTGGTGATGGTGCTATTAAGCTTAATCAAGCCATTCCTGGTTTTATGGATGCGGATGTTATTCGGGACTTAACTGGGGTAAAAGGTTCTGACAATCCAACTTCAAAAGCAACGGAGGCGACAACTGATGGTTGATGATGTCTTACCTAAGATTTTAAAATCGGTTCAACAGGATTTTGAAAAACATTTTGGCAAAAGCGAGGTAGTTGCTAAGGCTTTTGCAGAATTGAAGTCTAAAAAAGCGACTTACAAAACAGTCAATGAGTTTGCTGTTGAAGTCGGACAACTTTTATCTTTGGCTCTGACAGGCTCTGTGAGATCGGATAAATTACCAGACGGTAAAATGTATTATAATATTGCCCAACGTTTATTAAACGAAACACTAGGTAACAATTATGATTTGATTTCTAGTTATGCTGGAGATGTTCAGCAAATCTTGAATGAACAATCTAAGATTAATGTAAAGGTTCAGCGTCCACAACTTAATCAAGATAAGATTGGCGGTTTAATAAATCGTTTGGATAGCGAGCCTGTCTTTGATGATGTTAAGTGGCTATTTGGTGAGCCGATTGTTAATTTTAGTCAGTCTATCGCTGATGATTACATTAGAGTCAATGCTGATTTTCACGCTAAGGCTGGAATGAAGCCGACCATTGAACGCATATCAACTGGTAAGTGTTGTGATTGGTGCGATCGCCTCGCTGGTAAGTATATTTATCACGAAGAACCGCCAAATTTTTATCGTAGGCACCAGCACTGTCGGTGTATTATTGACTATCACCCTAAAAATGGTAAGCGTCAGAATTCATGGTCTAAAAAATGGTCAAAAGAAACTACTGATGTACTAGAACGACGTAAACAGATTAATATTGACATCAGAGATAATAACCGTAAGTCTGATATCAAAGAATATAAGGAAATAGTATCTATTTTAGGTACAAAAGCCCCTGTTTCACTGGCTAAATTCCAAGACTTGAAGTATAATGATGGTGTAAGATATGAGCGATTAAAAGACCAAGCACACATCCAAGGGAACTTTAAAAATGGAAGGTGGCTAGATAAGGTAAATCCTGAAAAACAAGCTCGTCACATCAAATCAACCGCTGGAGAAGGCAAGAGTTATTTCTTTGATGATGTGGATGTCGATATGCTGTACAACAAATATAAGATGTCAGGATATATCGAAAAGCGTAAAGGGATTCGTACTCAATTTGAAAAAATTGACCTTGATGAACAAGATTCTCTGGGAATAGATACTTTTTCAGGTAATAAAATTAACGCAATGACTATACATTATGGTAAGACGGGAGTTCATCTTGTTCCGACTTACTACGAAAGGAGAACATAGTGGACTTAAAAAAATATCACAACAAGAGTGTCCGAGTTCGAACGGATGAAGAAATCTATGAAGGCGTTGCTGTGTTTAATGATAAGGATGATTTTGAAGAAGAATTTGATTCTTTATCTATTAAAACAGATATTGGCTGGAGCAATGTTTTGGAACTAGAAATCAAATCAATTGAAATTATTTAATAAGCGCTTAGCTGTCATAGTTAGGTGCTTTTCTTATGCTTAAAAAAGGAGGAAGACATGAATAAACGCATTAAGAAAAAACGTAAATTGGAAACAGCGGTTGTGATGCTTGTTGCAGAAAATGCTATGCAAGCAGAAGCAATTAATAATCAAAACAGACAAATTGCAGAGCTGAGATCGATTATACAACAAAACGCCCAAGCTACCAATGAAGAGTTTGCGTCTGTTAAAGCTGCTACTTTAGATAACCAATCAGTTATCAAGGCAATTGGTGACACGGTTGACTACATCAAGAAAAACTACAAACGGAAGTGGGGTAAATAAAATTTAACCGTGTCGAATTCGACCCCTTTTACAAATCAAATCTAAACCAAAGTCGTAGCAATACGGCTTTTTATTGTGCCCTGTCGCATGGCTAAAAACTAGGCAGTACGATTGAAAGGAATAAGTATGGTTACTAAGACGAAAACAAAGCTTGGCAATCAGCGACCTACTCAATCGGTAAATTTACATTTTGCTAAATCTCTAGCGCATGAAGCTATTAAGTACTACAAAAAAACAGGGCTAAGTTGCTATCCATGGCAAGAAAATATGCTTATCCCAATTATGGCCATCGATGAAGATGGTTTATGGGTGCATCAAAAGTATGGATATGCTATCCCACGGCGTAATGGTAAGACGGAAGTGGTCTATATTGTTGAGCTGTGGGCTTTGCATAAAGGTTTAAAAATCCTACATACTGCCCATAGAATCAGTACGTCTCACGCCTCATTTGAAAAAGTAAAAAAGTACCTTGAAATGTCAGGCTATGTTGATGGAGAAGACTTTATATCAAACAAGGCGAAAGGCCAAGAACGTATTGAGTTCAAAGCCAGCGGCGCTGTTATCCAGTTCCGGACTAGGACATCAAACGGCGGGCTTGGTGAGGGATTTGACTTACTTATCATTGACGAGGCACAAGAATACACATCTGAGCAAGAATCAGCGTTGAAATACACGGTAACTGACAGTGATAATCCTATGACTATCATGTGCGGGACACCACCAACCATAGTATCAACAGGTACAGTCTTTGAAGCTTATCGTAAAGATTGCTTGAAAGGCAATAAGCGGTACTCTGGATGGGCGGAGTGGTCAGTGCCAGAAATGGTTAAGATCAATGATGTATCGTCTTGGTATATCTCTAACCCATCGATGGGATTCCACTTAAATGAGCGTAAAATTGAAGCCGAACTTGGTGAGGATGAGATTGACCACAACATTCAACGCTTAGGTTATTGGTCATCATTTAACCAAAAATCAGTTATATCCGAAAAAGAATGGGCAAAACTCAAAGTTGAGCAAGTGCCAGAACTCAAAAGCAAGCTATTTGTTGGCATCAAGTTTGGTCAAGATGGTAACAACGTATCCTTATCGATTGCAGCAAGAACGTCAGAAAATAAGGTATTTGTTGAGGTTATTGACTGTTTATCAGTTAGGAATGGTACTCAATGGATTATTAACTTCCTGAAATCAGCTGACATTGCTAAGGTTGTCATTGATGGCGCTAGTGGCCAAGAATTGCTTGCTCGGGAGATGAAAGAGCAAGGTCTAAAGAAACCAGAATTGCCCAAGGTCGCTGAAATTATCACAGCTAACATGATGTGGGAACAGGGGATCATGCAGGGAACCATTTGTCATAGTGATCAGCCATCTTTGACAGCGGTAGTTACAAACTGTGAAAAGAGACAAATTGGCTCTAATGGTGGTTTTGGGTATAAGTCGCTTTATGACGATAGAGACATCAGCTTAATGGACAGTGCATTGCTTGCGCACTGGATTTGTTACACAACGAAGCCAAAAAGAAAGCAAAGAACCAGCTGTTAAAAACGACATCCGAAAGGATGTTTTTTACTGCTAAAAAATCTACCGAACTGCCGGGAAAGCAGGAGAAAGGACGTTAATATGTCAGAATTTAAAGTTATTGAAACACAAGAAGAGTTGGACACAATTGTGAAAGCTCGCATTGCTCGAGAACGTGAGAAGTATCAAGATTACGACCAGCTGAAAACTCGTGTTGAAGAACTAGAAACCGAAAACAGCAGTTTGCAAACTGCTTTGAATGATGCTAAATCAAACACTGATAGCTATACGGAAGAGATTAGCACCCTGAAGAATCAAATTGCCGATTATGAGACGGCAAATTTACGGACAAAGGTAGCGTTACAGTATGGCTTACCAATCGATTTAGCCGATCGTTTGCAAGGAGATGATGAAGATGGACTCAAAGTAGATGCAGAACGCTTAGCATCATTTATTAAGCCATCTCAACCACAACCGCCGGCAAAATCAAACGAACCAGCAGAAATTGATGAAAAAACCGCTGCTCTAAAACAAGTCGTAAACAATTTAACTACAAAAGGAGAATAGAACATGACACTTAAACAAGGAACACTTTTTCCAGTAACTCTTATCCCTGAACTTATTTCTAAAGTACAAGGTCACTCTGTGCTTGCTAAATTATCTACTCAAACCCCAATTCCGTTTAACGGAACAGAGCAATTTATCTTTAACTTAGACGGAAACGCCCAAATCGTTGGTGAAGGCGAGCAAAAGAAGGCTGGAGAAGCCACTCTTACATCTAAGGTTATTAAACCTTTGAAATTCGTATATCAAGCTCGCATTACTAATGAATTTATGTATGCTTCTGACGAAAAGAAAATCAATTATCTTCAAGCATTCGCTGATGGCTTTGCTAAAAAAAATTGCTGAAGCTTTTGACATTGCAGCTATCCACGGACTGGAGCCAAAGGCATTGACAGACGCATCATTCCGTGCGACAAACTCATTTGATGGGGTCGTTGACGGTAATTTAGTCGATTATGTTGCCGAAAACATTGATGATAATATTGAAGCTGCTGTCCAAGCAGTTCGTGCAAAGGGTGGAGATGTAACAGGACTCGCTCTTTCGCCAACAGCAGGAGGCGCTCTTGGCAAACTCAAAGATGCAAATAAATCTCATATCTTCCCAGAATTCCGTTTTGGACAAAATCCTGACTCATTTTACGGTATGAAATCAGATATTAACAAAACTTTGGTCCAAGCAGGTGGAACTGCTAAAAAGGATCATGCTATCGTTGGTGACTTCGAGAACATGTTTAAATGGGGCTATGCTGAAAATATCCCTATGGAGGTTATTGAATACGGTGATCCTGACGGTGCTGGACGTGACCTCAAAGCTTACAACGAAGTTTGTCTTCGTGCTGAGGCGTTTATCGGTTGGGGAATTTTAGACAAGGATTCGTTTGCTATCGTTAAGGAGGACTAATATGTCAATCTATAAGGATTCTAAAACAGGCGCTATCTTAGTAACAGATAGCGTTCTTGGTGGAGACTGGGAACTTGTTGGGCCTGAAAAAAAGAAAAAAACTACAAAGAAGAAAGATGAGGCCGAATAGCCTCTTGGAAAGGGGTTATTATGGCAAATTTTGCAACAACAGATGACGTCATTTTATTATGGCGTCCTTTATCTGTCGACGAATTGAAACGTGCAAATGCGCTCTTGAAAGTCGTATCAGATACGTTGAGGATGGAAGCTGACAAAGTTGGCAAAGACTTAGATAAAACGATGGTTGATAAGCCTTATTTTGTTAATGTTATTAAATCGGTTACGGTTGACATTGTAGCTAGAACACTCATGACATCTACTCAAGGCGAACCAATGGCCCAAGAGAGCCAATCAGCACTCGGGTACACATGGTCTGGAACCTACCTAGTTCCTGGAGGTGGTCTTTTTATTAAGGATAGTGAGTTGAAGCGTCTCGGACTAAAAAAACAAAGATATGGAGGGATTGAGCTTTATGGCGAAATTGAAAGGGATAACAGTTACTTTAGTCGACAAGACGATTAGCGGGAAAGACCCTTTTGGAAATCCTGTAACAGTTGATTTTGATATCAAAATTGAGAATGTGCTTGTTGCACCAACAACTACCGAAGACATCACTAATCAGTTATCTTTGACCGGAAAAAAAGTTGAATATGTCTTAGCTATCCCAAAAGGAGACGAACACGATTGGGAAAATAAGGAAGTTAGATTTTTCGGTAAAAAATGGCGCACTGTCGGCCTACCTCTTGAAGGAATCGAAGAACTTATACCTTTAGACTGGAATAAGAAAGTGATGGTGGAACGCTATGAGTAAGTTTAAGTTCAAGCTTAATAGAGCTGGTGTTGCCGAATTGATGAAATCATCAGAAATGCAGCAGGTATTAACCACTAAGGCCACAGCCATCAGAGAACGTTGTGGTGATGGATATACACAAGATATCCATGTCGGGAAAAATAGGGCTAATGCTATGGTCAGTGCAAAAACCATAAAGGCCAAGAAAGATAACTCAAAAAATAACACACTGTTAAAGGCGGTGCGCTAATTGATCGAAGTAATTATCAAAAAATATTTAGACGAGCACTTAGATGTGCCGTCTTTTTTTGAACATCAAAAAGATGAACCTGCACGATTTATCATCTTAGAAAAGACTAGTGGGGCTAAGCAAAATCATTTGCTAAGTTCCACGTTTGCTTTTCAAAGTTATGCCGAATCGTTGTATGAGGCGGCTTTACTTAATGACAAAGTAAAGCAAGTAATTGAGCAGCTTGATGTCTTGCCACAAGTTTCTGGTGTACATCTTAACGCTGACTACAATTTTACAGATACAGCAACTAAGCGTTATCGCTATCAAGCTGTATTTGACATTAATCATTATTAAAGGAGATATTGATGAATAAGAATGATAATAAAAATGTAACATCTGCAAAGCCCAAGACCGGTGGGGCGATTTATTCGGCACCGCTTGGTACAGAATTGCCTACTGACGCTGTTTCAGAATTAGACACAGCTTTCAAAGGTCTTGGCTATGTGTCTGAAGATGGTGTTACAAACGAAGATACACGATCATCAGAAAACATCAAAGCTTGGGGCGGAGATATTGTTGGAGCTGTTCAGACGGAAAAAGAAGATAAGTTTACTTATAAGCTGATTGAGTCACTAAATGTGGAGGTACTCAAAGAAGTTTATGGTTCTTCTAACGTTACTGGAGATTTAGATAAAGGTATCCATATCAAGTCAAACTCAAAAGAGTTAGAAGCCCATGCAATTGTTGTTGACATGATTATGAATGGCGGCATCCTTAAACGAATTGTCTTGCCAAATGCAAAAGTTGATGAGGTAGGTGAAATTAAGTATGTCGATGGGGAAGTTGTCGGATACGAAACAATCCTAAAATGTTTCCCAGATGAAAATGGGGACACTCACCACGAATATATTGTTAAGCCAAAGGCAAAAAGAAAAAAAACTTTGAAATGTAAGGTGAAATGAATGGAAATCTTAAAAGGAAAAACAACATCAGGATTTGAATACGAAATCCCTAAAAAAAGATTAAAAAACTTTGAACTTGTCGAAGCTATTGCAGAAGAGGAAACTGATCCAACAGCAGTAGTTAAAATCGTTAATTTGTTACTTGGTGATGCTGCTAAGTCTCTAAAAGAACATGTACGAGATGCAGATGGTATCGTAGATATTGAAGCTATCGGAGTAGAAATCAAAGAAATTTTTGAAAGTCAAAAAGATTTAAAAAACTAGCAATCCTCGCTCAGATGATAGTAAAAGATGATGATGCGTTAACTTGTGATTTAGCTGAAACCTACGGCATATATGATTACAAACAGCTACCTGCTTATCAGGTGGCTGTTTTTGCTGTCGGTTTGAGGTCCAACTCTAGGATAAAAATGGCATTATCCGGAGAGACCGAGACCTTGGACACTGTTTTGTTAGCTGGTATTTACGATAATACCAATTTGCTATTTTGGTCTAAAACTAAGGATGGTCAATCTGGTCAAAACAAACCTAAATCCATGGTGGAAGCTATATCTGGATCTAAATCACAAAAAGCTAATGATGTCATTTCTTTTGCGTCTGGCGAGGATTTTGAAAATGCACGTAAACAATTACTAGGAGGTGATGGCTAATGGCAACAGAACTTGGGAAAGCATATGTGCAAATTATGCCATCCGCTCGTGGGATAAAAGATTCAATTTCTAAACAACTTAATCCCGAAGCAAGTTCGGCTGGTTTGAGCGCTGGTTCACTCATTGGTGGTAATCTCGTTAAAATGATTGGTAGTGCCATTGCAGCTGCTGGAATCGGTAAGATGATTTCGTCTGCCTTGTCCGCTGGTGCTGATTTGCAGCAATCTTTTGGTGGTATTGATACCTTGTATAAGGGCGCTGAGACTGCTGTCAAAGGGTTTGCTAAAGAGGCCTACAAAGCTGGTATATCAGCAAATACTTATGCAGAGCAAGCGGTGTCTATGGGTGCATCTCTAAAACAATCACTTGGAGGGGATGCTGTTGCGGCTGCCAAGGCTGCTAACATGGCAATCATGGATATGGCCGACAACTCGGCCAAGATGGGTACTGATATCACATCAATCCAAATGGCTTACCAAGGTTTTGCTAAGCAAAACTATACAATGCTTGATAACCTAAAACTTGGGTACGGCGGCACAAAAGAAGAGATGAAGCGACTTTTATCAGACGCTGAAAAGCTACCTACCGCTATGGGTAAGAAGTTTGACTTAAGTAATTATGCTGATGTGGTTGAGGCTATACATTTGGTACAGGATAACATGGGAATCGCTGGAGTTGCTGCTGAAGAAGCCAAAACAACTTTTTCAGGCTCCCTAGCTGCTATGAAGTCCTCTTTTACAAATGTACTGGCAGGTTTATCACTAGGAGATGATATAAGACCGGCTTTGCAAGGATTGGCTGAGACAACTTCTAATTTCTTATTTGGTAACTTTATTCCGATGGTGGCAAATATCTTTAAGGGTTTACCATCTGCAATTGGTACTTTTATTGGAGCAGCAGCTCCTATTATTGCCAGTCAATTCCAAGGGCTAATGAGTAGCCTTGGGATTAGTATTGATTTAAGCCCTATTACTGCTAAATTTGCACAGATTGTCCAGAATTTACAACCTGTTTTTAACGGATTAAAAACGGCTTTCGGTCAGTTGCCATCATTTTTTACTAGCATTGGTAGTGCAATTGCACCAGTAATAGACACTATTATCAGCGGATTAGCTAGATTAGATTTCAGTGGTTTTGAGGCTTTAATTTCAGCAATCTTACCAGCAATTCAAGCAGGGTTTCAAACATTCATGTCTATTGTAGGTCCAGCGATTAGTCAGCTTGTAAATAGTTTTGTTAATCTTTGGAATGCTTGCCAACCTCTAGTAACAATATTAAGTGGCGCATTGATGCCAGCCTTACAGATTTTAGGAGCTTTTCTCGGCGGAGTCTTACAAGGAATCCTCGGCAGTATTAGCTTTGCATTTGATGCTTTAAAAGTTGTTATTGAGTTTTTAACGCCAATTATTGATTGGCTTGTACAAGGTTTTAACGCTATTTCACCGGCATTACAAACCGTTGCCCAGTGGGTTGGTAATGTCATTGGTATATTTACTAGCTTAGGTGCATCTGGGCAAGGTTTAAGTAGTATGCTAAGCAGTGCTTGGGGGAACATCCAAACAGTAGTTTCCACGGCTAAAAACATGATAACTTTGGCGATTGATGGTATTAAATTGGTATTTAGCAATCTAGGGAATGCTGGAAATATTTTAAAAGGATTACTTTCGGCAGCGTGGTCAGCTATGCAAAATGCAGTAGTGATAGCTAAGGGTGTTATCAACGGTGCGATAAGCGCTATAAAAACAGCATTTAGCAGCTTTGGTAATCTTGTATCTAGCGTAAGTGGCACGATAAAAGCTGCTATCGGCAGTTTAAAAAATGTTTTTTATAGTTTAGCAAGCATTGACTTAGTTGGTGCAGGACGTGCTATCATGCAAGGTTTTCTAAACGGTCTAAAATCGGTGTGGGGAGCCATTACGGGTTTTGTTGGCGGTATCGCTGACTGGATTCGTAAGCATAAAGGGCCTATCTCATATGATAAGGTCTTGCTAAAACCTGCTGGTAAAGTAATCATGCAAGGCTTTAACAATAGCTTGATGGATGGCTTTAAAGAGGTTAAATCAAATGTCTCTGGCATGGCTGACGATCTTGCAGGCACCATGACAGGTAAAAGTCTATCTCTCGGTATCGATGCCAAACCAAGCGTCACAACTGATGACTTACTATCAAGCAATATTAGTACTAAAACTACACTCGGTTCTGCTACAAGTGACTTGTCATTATTCTTTGTTAAGGTGCTTGCTCTGTTGCAAGATATCCTTGATAAAAATACGGATGTCTATCTAGACAAAGAAAAAGTCAGCGCTATTTTATACGAAGAATTTGCCAAAATTATGGCTAGAGAGGGAATTGTATGATACCTAAAGTTATTATTGATGGTTTTGACACATCTACAATCCCTAATTGTGTTTTGACCGGTTACGATGTGGGGGATATTCTATCCCCTAGTTTTGTCGAAAATGAAGCTTATGGCATGAATGGAACTAGTAGGGAATTGGAGTCATATAATGAATCTAAACCAACGATAACATGGCATTTAAGCGCTTTTGATGACGCAGTCAAACTTGTTAATCATTTAGACGGACTTAGTAAAAAAATCGAATTTTGGCATATTCCAAACTCCTTTTATTATTATGATTGCCTATCTGTAAAAATCAACGCGGTAACCATGTCCTCGTGGCGTGTGACTCTTAAACTTGCTCTATACCCATTTAGGTACGTGAAAAGTATCTCTGATGTAACGATTACAGGTAATGGAAGCATAAACAATCCAGGGAATGTTTTCAGCGAACCTAAAATAATTGTTGAGGGTACTGGTAAAGGAACGCTAACAATTGGTAAGCAGGTCATGGAATTAAATTTGTCAGGCAAAGCAACGATTGAGTGCAAGCATGGCCGACAATGTGTCTATGACGCTGAAGGAAATGTCAAAAACTCAATCCGAACAAGAGGAAGTTTTTTTGAAATACAACCTGGCACACAAGGTATTGCCGTCAGTGGAGGCATTACCAGAACAATAATTAGTCCAAGGTGGAGGTACAAGGTTTGATATCGATTAAAGATGATAATACACCTCTTGTGGCAGCCTTTGAAGATGAGATTACACAGGAGGCCAATAGTGATTACAAACTAAGTTTTAAGTACCCTGCTAAACATGAGTATCGCCCTTTAATAAAAAAAGGAATAATCCTAGAAGCTGATGATCTGCATGGTCCTCAGTTTTTTAGGATTTTTGAAATTACTAAGCGGCATGGCTATATTAACGTTTATGCTAATCAGGTCGCCGATGATTTAAACGGCTATGCAATTGACTCTATCAGTGTTGATAGGGTGCAAGGTATGACAGTAATGTCAGAGTTAGCAGGTAGTATCAAGCGTGAGCATCCTTTTAGTTTTTTTAGTGATATTGACGGACGTCACACATTTAATCAATCAGACGTATCTGTTATGGACGCTTTAGCTAATGGTAAGCACTCAATCATGGGTCAGTGGGGTGGTGAACTTGTACGAGATAAGTATCAAGTTAACTTGCTAAAAAAAGCCGGCAAAGATACTGAGACTTTATTTATGTACAAGAAAAACCTCAAATCTTATGAGGAGACGGACACTCTAAAAGGCCTCATCTCGATACTGCACCTTGTAGCAGAAGTTGAGGATCAGCAGGAAGAGGAACCTAGAGAAGTCTCTGATGCAGACATTGGTCACAATGAAGTTAGCAAAAAGAAAACTATTAGGGTAACTGTTGAGAGCAAGCTCAAAGACACTCATCCGATAATTGTTGAAAAGACTATCAAGGTGCAGGATCAAGATGTCAAAACAGAAGAGGAATTGCTTGCATATGGTAAGAAATACTTTGAAAAAACTCTTTGCGATATACCAGGTAATAGTTTAAAAATTGATGTTACTAATAACTACGAGGGCGCTGTTAGGTTATTTGATACTGCAATTGTCTTTCACGAGCTTTATGACAGAGATTTGCGGATGCAAATTACAGGGTACAAGTTTGCTCCAATGGCTAACAAGCTAAAATCAATTAGCTTCGGAGAGATTAAAACCAATTTAGCAAAACAAATTAGCAGTCAAATTGACAATAAAGTAGCAGAAGCAACTGCTCAACATGATGCAGCCTTTGAAGCAAAATTACAAAAGCAGATTGACAATGCTAATCGTGTCTTTGATTCAAAAGAGACTCAAATCCGCCAAGAAATTGAAGATGGCATCAAAAAAGCTGAAGCTAATGCCGAGGTCAAAGTTGCCGAGGTTAACGCTAAGGTGCTGGAAGCTGAGAAGACAGCCAAGGAAATTGATGAGCGACTAAAAGAGTTTTTAAACGATGCAGAAATCAAGCAAAAAGAGTTTGAAGAAACTTTACGAAACTTATCACTCCCCGAGGAAGCCATCAAGAAAATCACTGAGGCTATCAAGGTTGATGACATCCCATCTATTAAACAAAGCTTTGACGACTTAAAAAACAAGGTCAGCGAGACGAGCGAGACATCCCGTCTAAACGCTGAAATTATCGGGACAGATGGTAAGACCCGCTACAACAAAAATTTATTGGTTGGCGACCCTAATCGTACTAAGTCTTATGACGAGGAATTTATTGAGCTTGAAGCCAATGACGGTGGCTTTAAGCGTGGCGAGACTTACACAATTAGCTTTAGTCAGACATGTGAGCTACTCAAAAAAGTGGCTATCACGCTGACACAGGCTAACAATAAAGGTCTCAAACTGGTGCTGACACCGACCAAGGCAAAAATGGATGCGCAGACGTTTGAGGTCACCAAGGATAAACAGTCTATAGAGGTCTATCCTTTAAGCTACACAGCTGTTTTAATAGGCGATTGGTATAAATCTAAGCAAGTAGATTTAAATGCGTCAGACACGCAGGAATTAGCTCTGGAGATGGCTTATAAAGAGGTTGCAGATGCTAAAGGTGCAACTATCATAGCTAAGCAATCAAACGAACCAAAAATTATTTTAGATGGAAGGAGGGACAGATGACATCAGTCGAAACAATACCAATAAAAATCGTCTTTGACCGCAAAGATGCCTCAGAATGGCAGTCTACTAACCCTGTCATTGATGAAGGGGAGATGGTCGTAGAGCTAGACACTCATAAATTGAAAGTCGGAGATGGCAAACTGAATTATAACGACCTGCCGTACTATGAAGGTCCGCAAGGAGAATCGATCACCAAAGTACAGCTATCCGAAAATGGAGACTTATCTGTATGGATTGGGGATAAAGAGACTAAGCTCGGCAATATCAAAGGTCAAAAAGGTGACGAAGGTACAAGTATTACTGACATCACCAAGGATGGTGAGACACTGACAATCAAACTATCAGACGACACTCAAAAAAACTTTAATATCCCTAATGGCCAAAAAGGGGATAGAGGTAAGAGCGTAGAGAGCGCTCGGGTTGACGAGGACGGGAACCTTTTTGTCAAGTTTGAAGAAGAATCGGAAAAACTTCTTGGTAACCTAAAAGGCGCCAAAGGAGATAAAGGAGATCCATTAAAATTTGAAGACCTTACTCCTGACCAAATCGCTCAAATTAAAGCTAAAGATGTTGACTTGTCGAGTTATGTCACAAAAACAGAGCTAGCAAAGATTGACGTAAGCAAACAGCTTAAAGACTATCTATCTAAAACAGATGCTGAACGGACATATCTTAAAAAATCGGATAAGGTTGAGTTACCAACTGATTTAGTCAAAACTGGTGATATTGCGGATGTTGTTCGTAAACCAGATTTAACTGCTTATGCAACAAAAGATGAGCTAAAAAAAGTGTCAATTGGACAAGCTATTCCTACATTTACCACTAGCTATCAATACGATAATAGTTATCTTAGATCATACAGCGAACCTGGTTATCGCGGTACATGGTCAGTCAATGAGGATGCTAGTAAATTAATACCTGGCGATATCATAGCGCTTGAGGTGACAAATACTAGCTACTATAACAAAAATTACATTATCGCTACTGTTGTGTCCTCAACGCGATCAACTATCACCTCTCTAAGCAGAGAGCTAGCTCAAGATAAGCCATCAGATACAACATTTTTATCTCAAAAAGAGGCAGATAAAATCTATGCTACTAAGAAACATAAGCATGAGATTGATGATATTAATGGCTTACAAGCTACATTAAATAACAAAGCCGGTGCTCAACATAGCCACAGCGAATATCTCGAACAAGCAACTGCCGATAGATTGTATCTAGCAAAAGGCACTCTGCCAAGAGATGTCGTTACATCAGATACACTAGCTGGTTATCTAGCTGGATACGCTAGAGTAGCTGACATAAAAAGTCAATTGGATAACATCGGTAAGCTAAAAGACACAAAAACAGGTCAATTTTTAGATGTGATGGTTGTTGATAAAGGACAAGTACCGAGTTTTACAGGTGGCATGATTGTGTTTGAGAGGGCTTAAAGATGGTAACTTTTACAAGAGTCTATAATCAGCCAGACGGCGGATATTATCTACGTAAAGATAAAAATTTGGGGATGTATACGTCAATAGATAGATTTCGGGTTGGCAAGGTATATATTAAAGAGGCAGATAAGTATAAGTTTTATCAAGGCGATGCTATCTTTGCTATTTTAGCTACAGAAAACGGTAACTTTTATTTTAAAACAACAAAAGATACTGCGCTTGATGATGCACAGACTTATAAAGACAGAAGTAGTGATAGCTCAACAGATTTATCTGATAGTGATGAGGCAATAGATAGTGTCTATAAAACGTTTAGCAATATCTACATTGACAACCGAGAAATAGGACGTATTATTTGTGATAATCGTGTGATTTGGCAAAAGGCACGAATCATGCTACTTGATTTATCAGGCGCAAGAGGTTTGCAAGTCTCTTATAATGCCACGACTATTACAATCGTCTTTGACGTCATTCCAAACCGCGAAAAATTAGAGGAGTTTTTTGCAGCATCTAATAAAGATTTGTTATTGACTATAGATAATCAGTCATATGATGTTGTTGCAGCTGAGTATGTTAAATTTGCGAGTCTTGTTAAATTTACAGTAACACAATTTAGCAGCTATAAAAATACAACGGCGACTAATGTAACGGTAGCTGTCAAAACAGACGATACAGCACAAAGTCAAGTGTTGCTTTTTGACGGTCGTCCTACAACAACATTTACAAAGCTTGATTTGTATAAGACGTATATCTTTGAGAGACCAGGCTATCCACCCGAGACGAGAGAGGCGACTGCCATTGATTTTGGCTATTTAAAACTAGGTGACGGTCATTTACTTATTAATAAGTCAGACACTGGACTCTATATTAAGTCTTATGGTACAGCTTTTGACGTCAAGATTTACGGTAAAAATTAGGAGGTAACAATTGAGCAGAGACCCAACAATATTAATAGACGAGTCAAACCTCGTCATAGGAACAGATGGACGTGTACACTACACGTTTACGGCTAGTCAAGACAATCAAAAAGTCAGACTGGCTAGTAATTGTCTAGGCACAGCGCACTTTAATCAGCTCATGATTGAGCGAGGAGATAAAGCGACTGGATATGTAGCGCCAGTTGTCGTTGAGGGTAGCGGTGAGTCGACAGGTGTGTTTAAAAGTCTTGAGGAGATGCTTAGTGGTCTACAGTCTATTAATTTAGAGCTGACAGATACTAAAAACTCCAATCTTTGGTCAAAAATCAAGCTCACGACAAATGGCATGTTACGTGAGTATTATCGTGATCATATTAAAACAGAGATTGTTGAGAGCGCAGATGGTATCGCTACACGCATTAGCGAGGATACTGACAAAAAGCTAGTGCTCATCAATGACACCATCAACGGCATCAGACGTGAGTATCAAGATGCTGATAGACAGCTATCATCAAGCTATCAAGCTGGTATCGAGGGATTAAAAGCCACCATGGCTAGCGATAAACTTGGTTTACAAGCTGAGATTAAAGCATCTGCACAAGGACTATCGCAAAAATACGACGATGAGATACGTAAGCTATCGGCTAAGATTACCACAACCTCAAGCGGCACTACAGAGGCCTATGAAAATAAACTCGACGGCTTACGTGCTGAGTTTACTCGCTCCCATCAAGGCATGCGAGTTGATCTTGAATCGCAAATTAGCGGTTTAAGAGCAACACAGCAATCCACAGCTAGTCAAATCTCGCAAGAGATTAGAGATCGTACAGGAGCAATCAGTCGTGTGCAACAGGATTTAGCTAGCTATCAGCGGCGATTGCAGGATATTGATAAGAATTACAGTAGCTTAACCCAGACAGTTAAGGGTCTACAATCAACCGTTAGCGACCCTCGGAACGGAGTTGAGTCACGATTGACTCAGTTAAGTGACTTAGTCAGTACCAAAGTATCAAAAAAAGATGTCGAAACAACTATTGCCCAGAGTTACGACAAGATAGCTTTAGCAATCAGGGATAAACTCCCAGCAAGCAAGATGACTGGCAGTGAGATTATCTCAGCAATCAATCTTGATAGGTCTGGGGTTAAAATCACTGGAAAAAATATCACTCTTGATGGTAACAGCTACATCAGCAACGCCGTCATTAAAGATGCTCATATTGCTAACATGGACGCTGGCAAGATTAATACCGGCTATCTCAGTGGTAATAGAATTGCGGCAGAAGCTATCACTGGTGAGAAAATTAAGATGGACTATGCCTTTTTTAATAAACTCACTGCTAATGAGGGATACTTTAGGACATTGTTTGCCAAGGATATCTTTGCAACATCAGTTCAATCTGTTACGTTATCGGCAAGTAAAGTTACCGGTGGTGTATTAGCTGCTACAAATGGGGCAAGTCAGTGGAACCTAAATAATGCCAATATGACCTTTAATAGAGATGCAACTATTAATTTTAATAGTAGTAATAACGCCCTCGTGCGGAAAAAAGGCGAAAGCACTGGATTTGTGCATTTTAACGATGACAGTTATGGCGGTGTTTACGCCGGTTTTGGCGTTACATCTAATTATGAGGGTATCAGATCACAAAATACCATCAGATTCGCGGGGATACGAGTTTTTAGACCAAACGAAAACCTCGATAAACTTGAACTATACGGTGACACTATACACATGTCACATGGTTTTAGTGGCGGTGGATCCTTAACAATAAAATTTACTGATTTTAATGGTAAAGACATTAATTTAGCCACAATCTTTGACATGATTTTTGATAATTTTAGAAATTTAAACGAAGGTGGTAATTACAGCAGGAGTTACTATCCTAACTGGAAATAAGAGACAAGGGAGACAGGATGGAAAATATTTATTTAAAAATGATTAATGATTTAGCAGTACAAATTGCTAATTTAACAGTTGCTAATGCTCAATTAAGAGCACAGCATGAAGCGGAACTCGAAGAATTGAACGCTCAATTAGATGAAGCAACAGCACCAAGGAAAGAAGGTAAATAATTATGGCACGCAATTGGAAAGTAACAGGAAAATATCCACAATATGACAGCACAGGAGCAGTCGCAAGTACACACGTTATTATCGCCGCCGAGGACGGAGCTGTTATCCCACAGCTCATCAAAAAAGATTTAACAGGCACAAACGACAAGGAAATCATTGCCGCTGTTTTGGAAGAATTTAAAAAATCAGAATACGTGGAAATTGCGATGGGCGAAGCCGTACAAAAAGTGGACGATTTAGAAAAAATCTCACAGGAAACTGCTAAGACTGCAAAAACAGCTCAAGCAGCTGCTGGACTAGCTAAAGTGTCCGCAGAGCGTACGCAAAAGATGATTAACTTACAGACTATCCACGTTTTGACTACTAGCGATAAAGTAGAGCCTGATATTTACAAAGGTATGTTAGAGCTCATTGAGCCTGTCAAAAAAGGTGAATATCAAGCGTATGATGTATTTACGGTAGTAGACAGTGCTAAAGAGGAAGACGGTGAAGCCGGCGAAGGCAAACTTGTCTTTGTGCACGTTAACGAGCCATTTGAGTATGACAAACAAACTCTTAAAGAGCTCGAATCTGAGGATAAAGTCACAGTTATTAAATATGCGGACTTAGTTAAGCAGGATTAGAGGTGGTTAGATGCACTTTGATTTACTGCAGGCAGGAGCTGCAGCGGCAGCCCTCATGTCTGTTTTTGGACTTTGGAAGGCAGTTGTAACGCCTTTTAAAAAAGCTATGGAAGCTAATGAGTTTGCCATGGGGCAACTTAAGGACTCTCTCAAAGAGTTGGCTTATGAGCTTAAAAATCTTGATCGTGACCGTGAGATTACCAAAAAAATTATCGATCGCCACGAAGAACGAATTGGACGTGTCGAAGACGAAGTCATTATCAATAAGGAGCGTATTATCACGCTATTTAAAAAAGGAGAAGAAAAATGAACAAATGGTTTAAAAAAGTAGCAATCAAAACAATCAAAACAATGGCACAAACAGCTGTTGGTCTTATTGGGTCAAGTGTGTTGATTACGGATATCAACTGGCCAACCATGCTGTCAGCAGTGCTGTTGTCAGGACTTACTTGTGTCCTCATGAATGTGTCACAAATTAAAGACGAGGAATAAGCCATGCGAGCAATCACACGATTAGCATTAGTTATAGCAATCGCAATACTGTATGTGCCGATATCTGTGATTGCTCTTATCTTTTATCCGTTTTTAGATAAGGAGGACAGATGACCTTTTTAGATAACATTAAGCAAGGCTGCTTAGACGGTTGGACTAAATACAAAATCTTGCCATCCTTGACAGCTGCTCAAGCAATCTTAGAGAGCGGGTGGGGTAAACATGCCCCGCATAACGCTTTGTTTGGGATTAAGGCCGATAGCTCTTGGACTGGTAAGTCGTTTAATACCAAAACACAAGAGGAGTATCAAGCGGGTGTCATGACTGACATAGTAGACCGCTTTAGGGCTTACGACAGTTGGACTGATAGCATTGTTGATCATGGCAAATTTTTAAACGATAATCCACGGTATCTGGCTGTTGTTGGTGAGACTGACTATAAAAAAGCTTGTCACGCTATTAAAGATGCAGGTTATGCGACTGCTAGCGGATATGCGGAGCTGCTTATTCAACTGATTGAGGAAAACGACTTACAAAGTTGGGATAGAGAAGCTCTTAAAAATAATAAGGAGGAAACGATGACAACCGCAAACGAAATTGTACAATACTGTGTTAACCTCGCAAACTCTGGGATGGGAGTTGATAAAGATGGTATGTATGGCACGCAATGCGCTGACTTGCCATGTTTTGTCGCTAAAAATTGGTTCGGAGTCGATTTATGGGGTAACGCGATTGATTTATTAGACAGCGCAAGTGCTCAAGGTTGGGAAGTCCATCGTATGCCAACAGAGGCAAATCCACGAGCGGGGGCTACGTTTGTAATGGCTGCTTCTGGGCACCAATTTGGTCACACTGGAATTGTCATTGAGGATAGTAACGGTTATACCATGCGTACCGTTGAGCAAAATATTGATGGCAATGCAGACGCTTTGTACGTTGGCGCACCAGCTCGTTTTAACACTCGCGATTTTACTGGCGTTGTTGGTTGGTTTTACCCTCCTTACCAAGGAGATGCCGTCACACAAACAGTTAGCACCGAACCGCAAACGTCTGACACCATCGTAGAGACACCAAAATCTGGTACCTTTACGCTTGATGTTGTGGAGATTAATATTAGACGTTGGCCAAGTTTAGCCAGTGAAGTAGTAGGCAGCTATAAGCAAGGAGATACTGTTGGCTTTGACAGCGAGGGCTACGCCAATGGATACTACTGGATTAGCTATGTTGGTGGCTCTGGGAAACGCAACTATTTAGCTATTGGTCAGACTGATAAAGATGGCAATCGCATCAGTCTTTGGGGAAAATTAAATTAGGAGGTAAAGCTCCGAGATAAGACAAACGCCCTCAGCAATCGCTGGGGGCTGTTTTTTCGCAAAAAACTTCGCATTTATTGACAAAAAGTTCAAGGCGTGTCATAATGAGGGTGAGGAGTAGCTGGAGTGCTACTCCTGAAATACATTATAAGGGAGGTTGTCAGTATGGCTACAAAAACATTTACTAGAGATTTTAGTTTTACAGCTGAAAGTGCTGATAGTTTGATTAAGGCACTAAACCGAAACGTAACCCCCAAGACGGTCGATGTGAGCCACATCAAAGAATTGACAGCAGAAGCAGAAATTAAGGCGTTTTTTGGTAAAAAATAATGAACTATAGAACAATTTCACTCGATGAAATAATGAAATATTTAGAAAAAGAAGAAATTCAGCAACTTCTAAAATCATTCAAAGGGTTCAATGACGGAACTTCTACACCACATGATGTAGAAGTCTTTTTGCATCAAAAAGCAGTAGAGTTTGAACGCTCAGCGATAGCATCAACTTATCTTGTTTTTTCTACAGATTCCCGTGAGCTGGTTGGTTTTTTCTCGCTAGCTAATCGACCTCTTTATTTTTCAAAACAAAATTATCAAACTCTGACTAAAAGTCAACGCAAAAAAATAAGCCGTTCAGGTCGTACCTTAAAGGGAAGCGGTAGTTTTTTAATGAATAGTTTTTTGATTGGTCAATTGGGTAAAAATTATAAATCAAATACCTCTATATCAGGAAAAGAGCTACTTACATTAGCTTGTGATAAAGTTAAGAAGGCTTCAAAAATCATCAATACTAAGTATATTTGGCTAGAATGCGATAATAATCCAAAGCTTATACAGTTCTACCAAAATTTCGGATTTACCCCAATTGATAACTTCGAATCCGAAAATGGGCTTAAAGTTTTTGTAATGAAGATACAAAAATAACAAATTGGATTTCTCTTACCTTCATTGACACTCCCGCACAATCATGAACAAATTACCGTAGTAAGAATTAGCCGAAATAAAAACCAACCGCTCTCTTGTGATATGTACCCAGAATCCTGGACACATACTTATAAACTAGGCGGAACCCATGGATGTCATCCTGTATTGTACAGGAGGCATCCATTTTGTTTTTTCCTGAATTCTTTTGTTATTGTAATAATCAATATATTCCTCAACAGCTCTTGAGAATTCTTCAAATGAAGAATAGTCTTTCTCATAGCCATAATACATCTCATTTTTTAACCTTCCAAAAAATGTCTCCATTATACAATTATCATAGCAGTTCCCTTTCCGTGACATAGACTGGACAATACCATGTTGGTGTAATGTATTTCTAAAATAAGGATGTTGGTACTGCCAACCTTGATCAGAATGAAATATAAGACCTTCTACTGATGGAAATTTATTGAAAGCTCTATCGAGCATTCTACTTATCTGTTCAAGATTAGGACTCATAGATAAATCATATGATATGATTTCATTTGTGTTCATGTCTAAAACTGGCGATATATAACACTTTCCCCATGAAAAATTAAACTGAGAGACATCTGTTGTCCACTTTTGTAAAGGCGCAGTTGTGCTAAAGTTTCTAGTAATAATATTGTCGGCAATCTTTCCTACCTCACCTTTATAGGAATGGTATTTTTCCTTTGGACGTTTGCCTAATAAACCTTCTTTATGCATGAGACGTTGAACTCTCTTATGGTTCACCTTGTATCCACGATTAATCAGTTCTTGATAGACTCGTCTAACGCCATATCTACTTTTATTTGACTCAAAAATACTTTTGATTTCGTTAAGTAACTCTTCGTTTCTTAAAACAACAGCATCTATCTTGCCAATCTCGAAATAATAAGTTGATTTGGCTAGGTTTACTGCTTTGAGAAGATATTTTATGTGATATCCTTTTTCTTTAAGTTCCTTGACGATTGCCGCTTTTTCGCCTTGAGTAGCGCAGCTTCCTTTTTGTGTCTCAAGGCGATTAATTTTTTTATTGCTTCATTTTCTGTTTTTAAATAGGCTGTTTCAGCTCTTAATCTTATTAATTCTTCTCTCTCTGTAGGCGTTAAATCAACTGGCTTATATTTTTTAGTCATAGGCGGTTCCTTTTTCCTTCGGCGACCTCTTTTAAGGTTCAATCCTTCATACCCTTTTATTTTATATATTTGAACCCATTTAGACAATAGTCCAGTATCAATACCCGCGTTAATTGCAACACTACTTTGAGATTCTCCAGAGAAGACACGTGCAACTAGCTCATATCTTTCTTCAACTGTACGATTTTTAGATGATTTTGAATGTTTTAGAAAATCAAAACCATGTATTTCCGCAGTTTTTGACCATCGGACAATTCTTTTTCTAAAGTTTTTTTGCCCGATACCAACTGGAGTCTCTATCCACTGACCTGAACGATACATGTTTACTGCATTTAATTTAAAATTATAATTATATTTCATACAAAAACCCCTTTCACTGGATTAGTCCAGTAAAAGGGGTACATATCACTTGATTGAGGGCGGTTTTTTTGTGTTTCACACACATTGGCATATCCGTTATAACGGACTTGTTAAAATTAGTCCATTAAACCAGACTTTTTGCGAATAATAAGATAAGGAGGATAAAAAATGCTAACATACGATGAGTTTAAACAGGTAATTGATGACGGATATATCACAGGAGACACAGTTATGATCGTGCGCAAAAACGGACAGATTTTTGATTATGTGTTGCCGAATGAAGAGGTAAGAAATGGGGAGGTTGTGACAGAGGAGAAAGTGGAAGAAGTGCTGGTGGAGCTTTCGAGATAA